TCTACGTATCTTTTGAATAGCATGATCAAATCCTCGATTTCTATACCATGCAAGATTCTCATCATAATTCTTTTGTAATGGACCAAATACAACATAGTACCATTTACATGGTTTCTCATATTATCTTTTTATCAGATTGTCTATGCGCCCAAATGCAATAGTAACCACAATCCCCCAGCACTCCTCTTAGAAATGTGTGTACGTCCATACTGACTCGTAGGCAAATGGGGATAAAAAGGGGCGAGCATTGCTCGCCCCGGCTTGCGTGTGGGCTACTCAGTCATCCCACTGGGCAAGCATCTTATCCAAGTCAGCTTTTTCTTCAACCGGTTCGGCCTGCTTTTTTGCAACTTTCTTAGGCTCAATAACTTCCTCTTCGACTGCTGCAGGTGCAGGCTTCGGTGCTTCCTGCTTAGGTGCGGGTTTGGCTTCTTCCTTTGGCGCTGCGAGCGCAGCCTTCTCGGGCATGTTACCGTCAACCTGCGGCACCAGCATTGAGATTGCCTTAATCGTAGCCTCGTCCTCGCGCATCTTCAACGCGACTCGCAACTCATCCTCAGTCAAGGGCCGCACAGGCTTGAATACAAGCTTAGGCGTCGGGCTTGCCGTATCGAAACGGATTTCCGTAACGATGGCAATGATCGGGGTGTTATGCGCTTTCAGGTGCCGACCATAGGCTTGCAGCGGCATTTTGCCATTTTCGGCATCGCCGAATACTGACGTTGCCGGAAGAGCTAGCTGATAAACTTCTTCTTTATCAAGCTCACCTTCGATCATAATTGCCGTACGCTGCTGGAATCGGCACGCGCGGGACTCGCCCTGACCAGAGCCCTTGATGTTTTGCTTGCAGTCCATGCACCGCAGGGCTTGCTTGGTGGCTTTGGGCACATCTGCATCGGGCACGCGGCTATCCGAGGACCAGCACACCGGACGCGGGGCCTCCCCCTCCACATAGGGCGAATCGTAATAACTCCGAGACACCGGCGCTGCGTTGATAAAGACAACATTCATTGCCCGTTCATCGCTCGTGCGCACTTCCTTGCCACCAACAATCTCACGGAATACACCACCCTTGATACTTAGGCGGCGCATCCCGCCCCCACCACCCGCTAGCATACCGGTCAAGCTATCTTCAAACCCGGTAAGCAGTTTAGACAAATTAGTCGGGGTACCGCCAAACAACGTCATTGCGTTAGACATATGATCCTCTCTTAGATATCGTCATCAAGTGTTGCCGGAGTAGCAGCCGCAGCCGGTTGCGGCGCGGTAAAGTCCAACTCCAATTGCACAGGGGGTGTTTCAACCGGGGTAGCCTCAACCGAGGCAACTTTATTTGGAAACATCTTTTCTTTAATTAGATCAAGATTGAAACGATATACGCGTCCAAGCTGCACGTAAGTCTCGGCCGGCAGGGAACCCGCTTGCATCCAATTACGGATTGTTGAAACAGAGACATTGAAGTATTTGGCTATCTCATCAATTGTATATAACTGTTGCTCCACTACTTTCTCCTTACGGTTATCGTGTATTCACTGTCCACATTGAGGCCCGGAGGGGTTAGCTCCGGATGGTTTTCAATAAACTGCTTTATGTTGCCCTGGTGCAAGCGTTTCTCAAGCAAGTCGGGAGCGTTGTTATCGATGATGAATCGCCCCATAGAGTCCCAATCATTGGTCCAATACCGGGTCGTCACTGACCGGTAGAACAGCCCTTCGGTCGTGCGAACACTCTCGACGTTATGCTCTTTGCAGTGCGCAAGAAGCAAATGCTTAACCTTGTTCATCTGCTCTTTGAGTGCTTTTTCTTCTGCGTCGTACGCCGCACGGATCTCTCCGAGTTTAGCGTTCATCCTCAGATACACCTTCACCAACTTTTCAACCGGTACTTCCTGTTTCTGCTCGCTCACTGTATTCTCCCGCAGTGGTAGGGAATTTCATTGTAGTGCCTATATCTAACTTATTCAAGTAGCTTTTTGTACAAATCAACAATTTTTGTGTGTACGTCAATTTTATTATCTAATAAATTGTATATGTGTTTTTCTACACCGGAACCTTGTAGCTGAACGATGGTTACGGGGTAATGTTGCCCGGGGCGATGCACGCGGGCGTTTGCCTGAGCGTAGGTTTCTAGCGACGCAATAGGCCCCCATAGAGTACAAAGAGTGGAAGCCGATTGCCGAGCGGTTTAAGGCAGTCTGTATGTTGTCTGGCCTTGCCATTGATCCGGCTGTACCCGCCGACGGGGCACGCGTTCTACGTGTTCCCGGCACTCACAACTACAAAGACGACCCCCCGGGTGTGGTGCAGATTGTAGGCTCCCCTGGGGAGCCTGTGCCGATTACAGCGATTTCCGGGCGTCTCGGTGCGATTGCACCCGTAGCGGTGTCTGTGCCTGCGGCGTTGCCGGTAGATCTGGACCCAGTGACCCAAATTATTGCAGGTAGTTTTACTAGCAGGTTCAGGACGATTTTACAGCGCACGGCTGCGGGTAATGGCTGTGCCCACATCAAAGACATCATCACAAATCAAGCCGACATCAGTGAGCCGATGTGGCGCGCGGGGCTGTCCATTGCCAAGTTCTGCGTCGATGGGGATGTGGCCATCCATAAGATATCCGCAGGGTATCCGGGGTATACAAAACAGGAAACGGAACATAAGGCTTCGTTAATTAAAGGCCCCTATCTTTGTGAGTGGTTTAGCAAAGAGCGTCCCGGCGTATGTGAGCAGTGCCAGCATTGGGGCAAGATTCGCTCGCCCATATCTATCGGAAAGGAAGTCGCGCAGGCAACCGATGAAGACAACATCATCCAAGTCAGTGCGCCTAGTGCCTCGCCGAATTCGGCCCCGGAAGCAATTGTCATCCCGAAGTACCCCAATCCGTACTTCAGGGGCAAAAACGGTGGCATCTGGAAGCGTGTCGAGCTTAAAGACGGGGACACTAAAGACGTACTTGTATACATCAACGATCTTTATGTAGTGCGCCGCGTCATGGATTCCCACAATGGGGAAGCCGTTGTGATGAGACTGCATCTGCCCCGGGACGGCATTAGAGAATTTACACTCCCGCTGACCGTAGTTAGCTCCAAAGATGATTTTAGAAAGAGTCTTGCCGCACAAGGGGTCGCCTTACTTAACGTAGCAGACCTGATGGACTACACAATGAAATGGGTAACTGAACTTCAATTTCAAACTGGGGCAACCGAAGCCCGAAGGCAGTTTGGGTGGACTGACAGCAACGGCACATCTTTTGTGCTTGGTAATCTTGAGATATATAGAGACCGGGTTGTGCCGAATCCGCCCGCTGCCTCGACGGCGGGGCTGTTCCCTGCGTTCTCTAAGCGGGGGTCGTTTGAGGCGTGGAAAGAGATTATGTCGTTCTTTAACCGCCCGGGGATGGAGCTTCATCAGTTTATGATCGGGCTGTCTTTTGGGTCGGTGCTTATGGAGTTTCAGCCGATCAACGCGGCGGCATTTCACGTCTGGTCGAAAGAATCTGGCTTGGGCAAAACGACTGCCATGTACGCAGGGGCCTCGGTGTGGGGTAATCCTGACATGATCGTCATGCAAGAGCGGGACACCTATAACGCAAAGATGAATCGTGCGGAGGTCTATAAAAACGTCGTAGGTTATTTGGACGAGATGACTAATAGCCGTCCGCAAGATCTTTCCGACTGGGCTTATCAGCTGCCAAGCGGTATGCAGCGAAATCGGTTAAGCACCAAGGGCAATGTGGAGCGGGTGCGCGGGGAGCCCTGGAAGATGTTGTTTGGGTCGACAGGTAATACGTCGATGATTGACCGCATCTCTACTTATAAGGCACTCCCGCAAGCCGAAGCGCAGCGTATCCTAGAGTACGAAGTCAAGAAAGTTCAGCTGCTAAAGCAAGACACTGATGCGTTGTCCCGTGCGATCAAGGAGCACTACGGCCATGCGGGCATACCGTACATTCAGTATGTAATGAATAACTTGTCAGCTGCCAAGGAGCTTGCAGACGCGGTGCAGCGTAAGCTAGACGCCCAGACCGAATTGGACGCTACAAACCGTTTCTGGTCGGTGCTAGTCTCGCGGACTATGGCGGGGCTTATGCTTGCCAAAAAGGCAGGGCTGATTGATTGGAAGTTGTCCAATGTTGCAGCGTTTGCTGTGGAGCTACTATCTCAAGCCAAGCGGGAGATTCGAGACCTTACCGGTAGCGACCCGCAAACCATACTGGCAGACTACTTGGCCGAGCATTACAACAGCATGCTACGCATTCGCAGTACGGATACCAATCAGAAAGAATCGACCGGCATTGACCATCTTATCTTGCCGGAGGCTACACCCCGGGGGAATCAGTTTGTGGCCCGGTATGAGTACGATATCAAGAAGCTGTTTCTTGTCGTTAAGCCATTTAAGGAGTGGTGCAGCAAGCAGCAGCTTAACTATAACTCCATCGTAGCTGACTTGTCGAAGGGGCCGATGAAGGCACTCAAGAGCAAAGCACGGATCGGGCGCGGCACCCACTTCAATTCGCCACCTACATCAGTTATTGTTTTGTACTGCGAAGATTTTATGAGCGATGACAAGCCACAGACTCTCTTTACGCAACAGGATACGGATCCCGAAGCAGGTGCGGGCTTACGGATTAAATCCTGATGGTGTGCTAATCTTGGTCGACTGGAAAAAGTTTGTGCCTGGGGCATCTGTATTTGTGCCGTGCATCAATACAACGGCTCTTATCAGGCAAGTAAAACATCTTGCACAACGACATAAATGGCAGATTGCTACAGCAGTTAGAATCGAAGCCTCCCGTTGGGGGGTACGTATTTGGCGACTTTCATGAGGTAAATGATGACAAAGAATATGGCTATTACAGGAACACTTGAAGAGCGAGCTATAGAACTTATCGCCCCAAAACAACCGTGTGTTTATTCCGCATCTGACTATCGGCGCGTAATTGCAGAGCTACTTGAGAAGGTACAAGAAAGTTCTAAACGGGGAGATCGGAGTCGTAAGGCATTTGAGGCGTGGATTAGCAGCGCGCCTTACGAACGTGAGGTACTGCGATTTGACGACAACGCAGACGGGTTGGCTTGGGCGGGGCAGTACATGGATTATGAAGTCGCCCTAGCGTGGGATGCTTGGCAAGCGGGGATACAATTCAATGAGCGATGAAGTAAATTACAACACAGTGGTTCGGATCGCGCGCAGCATTTGGCCTGATGACAAGCTACCCGACATAGAAGATCTTACGAAGTTTGCAGAGCTTCTTTACGCCATCGGCTTTACTGACGGGCAGCGCAGTATGCACCTGCGCGCCCGGTTTGTAGATTAGTCCTCTTCGTCCTCACCGTTGAAATCAGCGGTGAGGCGAGCTATTTCCGCACGCATACCTTTGGGTGTAAACACCCCTTTCTCTGTTTCTGCACTGCGGCGCATGCGTTCTTTTACCGAAGACATGATGCCTTCTGGGGTGATAGCGTACAGCGGGTGACGCTCGTTGAACTTAATGATATCCGCCAGAACATCCGACGCGCCGTCCGAGTCTCCCAGCCTAAGCGCCATGAAGTATCGTTGATACAGCTTTGTGCGTGCTTCTCCGAGCCCACGGATTATCTTGTTCTTAGCAGCGTTTTCTTCCATCTGCCGAATATAGTCCGCAGGGGCAAAGCCAAGGGCTTGGGCAGCTACGTTCCAGTAAGAGACATCTCCGGTGATCGGATCCCCGCGCAGCGTCGTAGTACCTTCGGTGCCGTATCGGTAAGCTTTAAGAATATTAGCAAGGGGTACAGGCAACACCTGCTCAAGTCCCCTATCGGCATATCCTTCGGATATCAACTTAAGTCCGCGCTCCATGCGCGCGGCAGAGCCATAAACTGACCCCCCTACAGCTTCGAGAATAAGGTCTAGTTTTGTTTTGTCTGCAGAAGAGATGCTATCCCTAAACAACAAATCCGGCAAACCAAGTCGGGAGCTTAATTGAACCCCTAGCAGTGCATCTCCAAGCCCGCTATACAAAGTAGTCCCCAACCCTTTACGTACAACGGTCTCAAAGTCATCCTCGTCTTCATCAGCAAACATATTGTAAAGAAGAGACATCGCGCCAAATAGCGGCAAGCCCTGTACCCCTGAAAATAGTGCGGTCATCCCAAGTGTAGATACAAACTTCTGCTTAGCCTGGTCGCGCACTGCAGAATCAATGCTTTTACGCGCATCTCGCAAGTACGAAAATAGCAGGTAGTACATGCGCCAGTTGTAATGCCGATACATGGTCAAGATGCTTGTAATGTCACCTTGAGCAAGTCGGGATGCAGCGCCGAATGCTGTGCTGCCATAGTTAAAATTAGCAACCTCGATGGCTTTCTGCGCTGCCGCTACCTTTTGTTCTTCTGTTGCGTCCCTAAAAGACTTTTTCCCCAGCAGTTTTTTAAGCTCTAACTCGTACGTGGCGATTAGCGTAGTCTCTCTAGCTATACGGCCCATGTAATGCAGCCCCATGCCCGACAGACGATTGACTTTATCGAGAAGACTGCCTTTGTCTGCTATGCCTTGGACTTCGTAGGCAATATCTCGACTGAACTGACCTGCGGGGGCGGCAACTCGAATGAGTGTTTCAATGTGCTCAACGCGCTCACTGTCTTTGTTGACGAGCTTGCCGTTCTTGTCCCGGGTGAAATCGTAGTTTAGAACGGAGTAAAAAGCAGCCTGACCTTTTTCCTCCGAGGGCGCTCCGGGTATTTTGGCTAACGGGCGAACCTTTCTAGTTCTGCCAGAGCCAAAGAGCACCTTAAACGAGTTACCTAGAGCACGCGCCGCGTTTGATTTGCCGTAGTCCGCCCAGAGCATAGGGAACACAAACATAGGCACCTGGGCCATCTCAATTAAAACGGTGGACACGTTACCAGCCAGCGTGACTGAAAAGTTCGCGCTCTGAATCATCCGCGACCACATGGCCCGTTGTGGGTTTTTGGCATTAGCCACCCGGGTTAGATATTCTTGCGCGTATTCGGCTACGGTACCTACGTCAATTGGCCGCCAGTTGGCCTTGTCAGAAAAATCAACGCCCGACAAAGACATCGTTTTGTCTTGCTTACCAATATAAGTGTAGACATCTCCACCCATACCCCCCGCCTTATGCCGAATATCAACAAGCACGCGATCCCCGGGGCTGACAGTTACATCATTTTTAGTGTTGCTCTTAAACTTGTAGTCTTTTAATTTTTCAACGTAGTCTCTAACGTCGTTTTCAAACTTGTTGAGTTGGGGCTTATACTTATCGGCCACAAAATTACGCACCATACCTCGTGCGCGCGTGCCAAACGCGGCAAGAAAATCTTCATCTGCTCCAAGTCGCCCTTGACCCTTACGCGCCCGGGCTGTTTGTAAGAATGATTTGTCCGGTATGGTATCGAGTGCGATTTTAATTATCGCATCTCTTGCTTCCTTAGAGACTTTATTTGCCTCCAGGCTGCGCAGTACCGAGTTGATAAACGTCGTGGGGGGCGCGTTTTGATAGTCCTTAACTGTAAGTTCTTCAAACCTGCGAACATTGGATACGTTTAAGTTTTTATCTGAAAGTAGCTCTTCAATGCCGCGCTCGCGCTCTTGTGGGGAGTTAAAGTGTTTTACGCCTACGTCAGGCTTGCCCGTAAACGGACTGATAGCTTCAAAGTATAGGCGGTATGGGCCATCTGACCGGTTAAGCGCAAAGTAGGGTTGGATATACCCGTGCTTTTTAAGCAGCTCACGGAAATCAGCTTTTACCTTCTTGGCTTCCCCCTTATCGGGGACTGCACCGTCAATAACAGCGTCGTACGCCTCTTGTTGAAGCACACGAAGGCGGCTATAGGCATTGCGGACCTGAGTATAAACAGCCTGCCCAGTCTCTCCAACAGACTTCCAATCAGACTGCATCTCTTTCCAAACAGCTTCCTTGTCCACTCCGTCTGGGTCAACAACCCCTTTGTACTCCTTAACATCTACAGACGGATCTACTTGAAGTGTTGTGCTCTTAACAACCAAATACTTAAGCGTCTCAAGCTGGGCTGGGGTTAGTTTTTGTATTTGCTGATTTACGGCTTGTTCAGTTGCGGCAATTCGTTCAACGTATTCTGCAGTCTCATTATTTTGTGCGTTAACAATCTTTCCAAACTCCGGGGCCATGGGAAGGTCAGCTTTGGCAAGATCCGCAAGTTGAGGTGCTTCCAGTGCAGACATAACTAGTTTTTTAGTTGGGCGTCGCGCCCCGGCAAAGGCATCTTTTGCAGTGTCAACCCACCAGTTACCAAACCTGCGATACTGCGCCCGCCTCTGAGCCACAGCGTTCAGCACTTGATCCCCCTTATTCAGGAAGGAAGCACGATAGAGCGAGCCTACGCCAGCGTCCCCATGGTTAGTAGCAATGATCTTGTTGATGAGGTTATCTGCAACATCCAACGCCGATTCAGGCGTTTTGGCGGGCTTGCCAAGCAGGCGGCGAACATAGTTCGACACGATGTTGACGAAGCGCTGCAAGGCATTGACAGGCTTTTTATCTATGCTGATCGCAGCAAGCTGCTGTCGGAAAGACTTGTTGCTGAATGCTTCGGATGCAAATTCCTTTACATCCCGCGCGCCATAGACCGTGCCAAGCAAAGGCTTAACTTCCTCATACAGCTTGGTTAGCAGTATGGTCATGGGGTGGGATGCGTTGTTTAAGGTAGCGTCGGTAGCCGCGTGGGTAGACTCGTGCATGAGCGTCCATGCATCAAGCCCGGTATTTGTATCCAGCACGAGATAACGCTTACCCGCTGAAGATGTGGCGTAGAATCCGGAGGCGTTCTTGCCGTCAGGCTCGCGTTCAAACAAGCGCTCTACGAGCGGGGGCGGCTTCTTGAAGTCAGCCATTATGACTTCGATCTTGGCACGGCGAAGTTCACGCGACAGCGCGCGGGCGATTCGGCCCAGTTCTCCTTGCGTCTGCTTAGCCAGCGTATCAAGCGCGCCCGATACGTCGTTAGTCTTTAGTTGGGCAATGACATCATCGCCCAAAGGCTGTACAAGCTTTACTTCATCTTTATTAAGTTTTGAAAAGCTAGACGTAGCCTCGTTGATGGCTTGGGCATCAACCTCACCCGTGGTCGGGTCGGTGTTGTCTTTGATAAGCTGTGCGGCTTCTTGGGGGTCGTACCCTGCTTGGCGAAGGCGGTTTCTGGCTTCCTGTTTGGGGATGCTGGGCGCAGGCTTGGCCTTCGGCTCTTCTAGTGCAGGCGGCTTAGGCTCTTTTCGTGATACAGCAGGCCGAGCAGGCTCCTTACGCACAGCCAATCTATCTCGTTTAGGTGCTTTAGCTGCTGGGGCAGCTGCGGGCCGGGGTTGAGCGGGTTTTGCTCGTTCTCCAGCTGGTACAGATACTGCAGGGCTAACTCCAACTCCTCTTGGGACAACTCCTGTGGGTTCAACTTGTTTTCCTTTCTTGGGCACCGCCGTAGGCAGCACGCCACCCCGGGGGCCAAACATTTCTTGTTGTGTCGGGATCAACGCCGAAACTGCTTGCTTGATAGGTGCGGGGACGTTGGGGTTGGCCTCAATCTGTGGAAGAAGTGCTTGGGCTTGAGCAACCTGCCCCGGGTCTGTCATATCCTTACCGACAAGCTGTTTATAAAATCCCGATTGCTTGGGTAGGCCCGTACGGTCAAGAACTTCAGGGGAAAGTAAGGTAGGGGCCGCAGGCTCGGCGGCGATGGGCTCAGGGGTGGGCTCTACAAGCGGCTTAGGCACTTCCGCACCGGTCAACTGTAGCGGGGGCACTTGCCTTTCGGGGCGCTGCACAACCTCAAGCGGCGCGGTAGGGGCGGGCTCTTGCGTCGGTAACGCAAGTTTGGGTGTGGGAGCAGCCTTATCGGCCTCCCGTAGTCGTAAAGATTCCGCAGGGGTAAGCGGCAGCCCAGCCTCCTGGCGCTGGCGAAGGAAATCAAGCTCAACTTCAGGGCGTGCAGACGGGGCTTGCTCAACTTCCCCAATGATTGGCGGTGTGGTTAGGGGTTTGCGTTCGCGGGCACGCTCCATCGCACGGGCGGTAACCGTGGCATCTTCTATACCGGGAAGGTCAGGCTGACGGGTGTCTTGACGTGCAGGTTCAACCGCAGTCTCAAGGGGCAGTTCTAATTGGCGCTCAGCCTGTACATCACGCTCAGGCGGCGTTAGCTGAAATTCCTCTTCAGTTCTTGGCCCGTATAGCGTGGGCTCTTCGGGAAACAGCGGCCCCGGGGGATATGCTTGGCCCTGGTCAAAAGTTTCTTGCAAGGCGGCTTGTCTGTCCGCCCGGGCAATATCTGCGGGTTCAAGTCCTGCCTCATAAGGAGCAGCTTCGGTGGGAGTCGGCACTGCAGTGGGTGCAGTGGGTGGGGCTTCCCGCAGGTCAGACGGTACGCCTTCCGGCGTCGGGGTAGGTGTAGGTGTAGGTGTAGGTTCCGGCTTGGGCCGATATGCAGCACGCCGCCCGGGGATTGCCAAATCCAAAATAAGACTGGTAAGTGCGCCGACCCCTGCGCCATAAGCACCTTCTTCCCCCGCACCGGCAAAAATTGGCTGCGACGGATCGTATACACCCTTAGCGATAAGGTTTTGAGATACTTTCTGTGCGGCTTCTGTGGCACCTTCAACGCCACCCCTAGCAAGCGCAGTGGTAATGATGTTTTTAATCGGGCCAATATTTGGAGCGAGCAGATCAAGCAAGCCCGTGGGTGCCCCTAGTTGCGTTGCAAGGCGGCGTTCTTCAGGAGTAGCACCTTTGGCTTCTGCCGCTTCGCGGGCTTCCCCTGCACCTGCAGCAACACCTATACCCCCTGCGGCAACACGCCCCGCCAGACCTAACGGACCAAGCAAAAAGAACGGTACAGTAGAACCAATACCTTCTGACAACCGCCGCGCTACAGATTCTTCGTACCCCGGGGCAGCGGCAAACGGGGCTTTGGCAACGCCCGCAATCTCTCTAATCTTATCCCGCGCGGCTTTTTCGGTTTCTTCAGGCAGCAGGGCGCTAATGCCTGTGGCTGCAGTTTCAGCAAGGCCGATTGCTCCGGGGATAACACCTTTTACAAACTCTTTGGCTTGGCCGAGAACGGTAGTTTTTGGTGGTTCTGCTAGCAGCCGCTTGCGTTCTTCTTCTAATTCTTGAAGACGTTTTGCGTAGGGATCTTCCCGTGATGTGGGGGTAGTGGATTGTTGTACAGACTGTATGTATTGGGCGAGTCGACGTGCGGACTCAACATCCCCCGCCGCGTCTGCGTTGCGCAGGGCGGTATATACATCACGTATGTCCATACTATCTGCCCCCCATGTATCTATTTACTATATCTTCGACATCGGCGGGTGGCGGAACACTAGAAGTGCTGGGTTGAGTAGGTGCAGGAGCACCAGCCTTCCCCCCATAAGGCAATGATTCCAGCTTCTCTATAGTCTTTTTTGCTTCGTCAATAAGTTCTTTTTCTTTCTTAGTAATCTCGGTTTTTATATTGTTTTGGGCTAGTTCTCGTTTTTTCTTGTCGGGCTCAAGCAGGGTGGCTTGTAATTGGGTTGCCTCTATCTTTTTCAGTGCTGCTAACGCGCTGTCCCGCCGCTTCATTACTCCGTCTATACGTTGATACCGCGTCATTTCAAACGTGCCTTCCCTCTGGGCTTGCGTTGCATCACGTGTTGCTGCCGTGCTCGCCATGCGGCTACTAGCTTCAAGCTGTGCTATTTTGAATGCGTTTTCTCGATCAAATCCTTTTGACTCTAGTTCTGCAGCTTTGGTCATTAGCTGTGTAGCATCTCTTGCAGCGTCGCGTTGTCCTGCTAGAACATTTTTTTCCGCCTCAGTGCCAACATCAAAGCCCTTCATGCGTGCGGCGCGCCCAGCTTCTAGCAGCTGGTCCAACATCTTTTGGCGCTCAAGCACATTTGCCCGCTGTGCGGCTTCTTGTCTTTCCCCCTCAGAAACAGAGGCACGACCAAACGCACCCAAGGTACTACCAATCCCATATCCAGATTGCGCGCCAAGCAATCCAGCAATGAGTCGACGATCCCGCAAAGCTTGTTCACTGGGCTGTAGGGCTTGCAGTTCAGCAATCCGACTTCTTTTTTCGGCAAGCTCTTCGGGGGTGTACCTTGCAGCGGCTTCGGCTTCTGCCGCCCGGGCTTTACGGATTGCTTCGGGGTCTTGGCCAAGGGCAGACATTAACGCGCGTTGACTTGCCTGTTGCATCTCAGGTGTAGCCAATTCCGCGCCGGGTTGGGTGGAGGTTGTAGCAGATGTGGGGGTTGCAACAGTGGCGATTCCAGCAGGAGGCGCAGCAGGACGAGGCGCAGCTGCAGGCGCGGGGGGAGCAGTAGGTGCGGCGGGTGTGGAGGGCAGTTCTCGTCTTGCAGCGGGCTGCTGCCCTGGAATTTGATCCACCACAGGTCGCCCTTGAGCGTCCGCAAAACCTGGCTGGCGTTGTTGCGCAGCTGCCTCATCTGCCCGCTTAATTTGTTCTGCATAGGCCGATGCAATACCGCGCTCTATATCGGGTACTCCCCTAGATGCGGGAAAAAATCCTGTGCGCTCGTACTGCCGTTGCAGTTTGCCAGTTTGTGGATCTCGTTCCCAAGCAAACTTTCCGGGAAGCGAAGCTATATCAGTAATACCTGCACCAAGCCGTCGCGCTGCTTGTGCGGGAAAAGCTTGCGCCTGTGCGGCACCGTACCGCGCCGTAGCTGATTCAGGAGTCGGAAGCCCAGGAGGACGACCCTCTTGGGCAGTCTCAGCTTCTTTAAGTGCTTGAATAAGTTCTTCCCGTTTTTGTGGGTCTGTCTCGCGTTCAAGCTCTTTTTTAATTTGGTCTATGGGACGCATACCTTCAGCGAATGCAACAATGCCCCCTGCGGCCATCGCTTGAGGTTGTGCGGCAGACATCGCTCCCGGCGCGGCGGCGATTCCACTAAGAAGTTTCTGCATGGCAGCTTGTTGTTGCTGTTGCTGCTGTGCGCGCAGTGCAGATTGTTGTTGTTGAACTTCGTTCTTGGTCAGGTCCAAAACTTCCCGTTCGCGCTGTTCTGCGATTGTGGGGGGCTGGCCGTTCTTGGCCTGCTGTTGGGCCATTTGCATCTGCATCTGGCGTGCAGCGGCCTCCTTCTCGGACTTAATTTTTTGCAGCGCAAGAAGGTCAATTAACTGCTGACTTTGTTGGTAGCGCTGGGCCAGTGCGTCCGGATTGCCCCGAAAAGCGTCAACACGCGACTGAATGTCTTGATTGATCATAGCGTATCCTTAACCCGGTGTGGTGGGGGCCGTCGTTGTACCCGTTGTTGTACCCGTCGTTGTACCCGTTGTACCCGTTGTACCCGTTGTACCCGTTGTACCCGTTGTTGTAGGTTCAGGCTTTTTGGGTTCACCCCAAATCATGTCGATTAACTTGGCCAATCCGCCTGCACCCGTAAGCATTTCTGATAGCGCCGTAGGTTGCGAGTACGTATAGGATTGCGCGCCAACCGGCAAACCCTGAAGCAGGGACTGCATATATTGAACTTGTTTGTACGGGTAGTCTCGCTGCTCTTCAAACTGCCGCATGCCTGCGGTAATACCTTCTTGCTCCATGGCGCGCTGCGCAGCCCCGGCCTGTGTTTGTGCCGAAAGCCCCGCTAATCCGTACTGCTGCGCCTGCCCCGCAGCCCCCATCCTGCGCTGTTGTTCCGTTTCAAACTGCTGACGGGCAGTATCGTATGCGGTTTTATATCCCGTACCGGTAATTCCTGCAAGATTAGAGAGCAGCGCCCGATCTGCTTCAGACTCCATAATCGCTTGGCGACCCCCACCGTAGGCACCCGCCCGGGTCAATTCCCCTCGGCGTTGTTGTTGCTGAATCTGGGCTTGGCGGCGAGCCTCATCAATCTGGGGCTGTAAAGATGCCATCAAATACGGATTCATATACTGTTGCGCCGTATCCGCCGTAAATTCAGCGGGGCGGTATGTTGTCATATCCGCCGTAGGCAACGCCAGTCCTGCGATACCTTGAAAGGCTTGGGTCTGAAGCGGACTTTGCCCTGCAGTCAACGGCCCGGTGTACGCCTGATACGGCATACTTGCCAGTGCCTGCCCTCGGCCCAGCATCTCAGTAACATACGGGCCTGCCCAACTAGAAAGGGAGGATTCGGTGCTTTGCGGCAAACCAACTCCGGTTGATGCGGCAGTGGCAGTAGGGGCGGGGGGAGCAGTCACAGCCATAGGTCACCTATGCGGGAATATATTTATCAGGATTAACTTTTTTGCCTTGCTGCGTCGTGCCAGTACGCGCCTTACGAATTTTTGCCATCATGTCGTAGAGGCGTTTTGCACCGGCTTCTGAATTACCATTACCCAAATGGCTGACCACATCGGCAGGGATGACAAACTCACCATGGCTTAGCCGGGCTTCTTGCTTATCTTCGATTCGGGCGGGCACTTCATCCGCCATCCCATCAGTAGCACCATTCAAGTAGCGTCCGGACTTCAACGCAGTCAGCCCACCTGCTGCCATCTCAGTGGGTCTTGCTATACCCGCAATACCTTCAGCTTCTTGTTTGGCAGCTGCTTGTGCCGTCGCCGCTTCAGTCGGAGAAACGTATTTTACATCAGTAAAGTATTGGCGTCCCGCAGCGCCCGGACGCGTTGCCGAATCGGCTGCATAAGGGACTTGTTCCCGTACTGCGGTGTAGGAAGGAATCTTCCCCATGTAGCCTGTTGGGCGTTGACTGCCACCCCTATTAAGGAGCGCGGAAAGCCCACTTCCAGCTGCCCCTGCGAGTGCTCCAAGCTGGGCAGGAGATTTAAGCCCAAGAGCTTTAGCCGCGTCGGCAATTATCTTTGCAAGGCCAGTAGGAGCACCTGCACCACCCGTACCACCTGCACCACCCGTACCACCTGCACCACCCGTACCACCCGTACCACCTGCACCACCCGTACCACCTGCACCACCCGTACCACCTGTATAGTCTGTTGATTCAGCATAATCAACAGCATTGCCCTCGGCATCAACAGTCAGTGTGGATCCGTCATCGAAGGTTTGGGTATACGTACCATCGTCGTTTGCAACAAAGCCGTAAGTTTCCCAATCATCACTATAGTCATACCCGTAGTCGTCGTCCATAGCTTAACCTCTGATAATCTTAACCAGTTCATCGGTTATTTCGTCATAGTTTACCGCACCGCCCGCAGCATAGGGGGTAAATGGCTGTTGGTTAGATCTAAAAATACTCTCTCCGGAGATATCAAACATCGGGCCAAGCTGCACAAGTTCCGGCGCTTTAACTTCAACTTTTTGCTCTAATACTCCGGGCTGGGAAAGCATATTGAAAAGTTGAGTTACGTTGGCTTGGCGTTGCGCTTGCTGAAGTTGCGCCTCCAGTCCCGTCTTCACCCCGGATATTTGCTGGCCGATTTGAGTGCCAACATCAGCAATTTGCTGACTTACGCCGGTCTGTACCCCGGTAATCTGCTTTTGAAGTTCGTCGTAATTGGTGTTAACAAGATTTTTAAGATCATCACCAGTTGTACTAATGCTGAGTATGAGGTCTTGAGTAGTCTTATCCAGAGCAGCAAGCCGCGCTTTAGTAACGTCATCAAGGGCAGCAATTTTTCCAGTCAGATCGGTAGTGACCCCAGCAAGCCCCGTTTGGAGTTGTTGTTGGAGTTCACCGTATTTGGTGTTAATAGCGTCCTCAAGCCGGACGCCCTGCTGCTGGAGTAAGGCAACATCGGCCTTTTGCTGGGCCGTTAGCTGGTCGTATTTGGTTTGAACATCCGCAGTGACCCCGGCAAGCCCCGTCTGTAACTGCTGTTGGAGTTCGCCATATTTGGTATTGATAGCGTCTTCGAGCCGGACGCCTTGCTGCTGGAGTAAGGCAACATCGGCCTTTTGTTGGGCCGTCAGTTGGTCGTATTTGGCCTGAGTGTCAGCAGTGACCCCAGCAAGCCCTGCTTGAAATTGCTGTTGAAGCTCGTTGTACTTAGTGTTGATAGCGTCTTCGAGCCGGACGCCTTGCTGCTGGAGTAAGGCAACATCGGCCTTTTGCTGGGCCGTCAGTTGGTCGTATTTGGCCTGGGTGTCAGCAGTGACCCCAGCAAGCCCTGCTTGAAGCTGCTGCTCAAAACGAGTTTGAAGGCTTGTTATTTCCTGGCCAAGTTCGGTACCAAGCGTGCCAATTTGTTTGGTAAGGTCTGCAGCGGACTTGTTTTGACTTGCGGCGACATCGTTGATCGCCTTGGACAAGGCTTGGTCTCGGCCAAGACCTGCGGCCTCATTTCTGGCAACCTGGGCCAGAATGGCTTGTTCGGTCTGGGCAATCGTACCCTGCAGCGTTTTGACTTCCTGGCCAAGCTGAGTACCAAGCGCGCCGATTCTGCCGGTGAGGTCTGCAGTCGACTTGTTCTGGCTAGCGGCAACCGTGTTAATGGCATTCTGGAGGGCGGTATCTCGAGACTGACCTGCCGCTTCATTCTTGGCAACCTGGGCCAGAATGTCCTTTTCGGTCTGGGCAAGCTCAGATTGGAGCCCCGTGATGCGGGTATCCAGCCCACTGGCCGTTGTGTTGAGACGGCCTAGGATGTCAGCGGCGGACTTGTTTTGACTTGCGGCGACATCGTTGATCGCCTTAGACAAGGCTTGGTCTCGGCCAAGACCTGCGGCCTCATTTCTGGCAACCTGGGCCAGAATGGCTTGTTCGGTCTGGGCAATCGTACCCTGCAGCGTTTTGACTTCCTGGCCAAGCTGAGTACCAAGCGCGCCGATTCTGCCGGTGAGGTCTGCAGTCGACTT